CTTCTTGATATAAAGGAACCTTTAAACCTTTTTCTCCCCTCTTGGAAGATTCAACTTCTTCGTTGCAATACATCGTTAACATAGCTTTAAAAATTAATTCTTTTTCTTCTGCGGTGCCACTGCGGACAATGCTATTAACCAAAGGTACTATATAGAAACTACATGAATGATAATTAATACCATTCATTTTATTTATAGAATATTCATTTTTCTCTGCTAATGCTTTAAAGAAAGGATTCTGAATATTATTTAAACCTAGATTCATGAAAGCTCTAATTTCTGGCTCTCTATAATCTGCCATATCTCCACTATCACCAATAGCACATAAATCTAAGAATAAATTAGCATAAGGATTATCCTTATGATATAAGTTATCATAGGCTCTACAAAATTGCCAAGTCACTCCCGCACCAGTAATAGATTTATTAGGATAGTTATCTAATTGAGGATTAACAATTATACTTTCTGGAATTCTAAAACTGGCTATATGATGATCATAACATGCAACAAAACCACCATCTTTATAAATAATTTTATGCTCTTCTAAATCATTACTTGCGCTATCAGGACAAATAACTAGATAATTTTCAGTTTTTTCTCTTTCTAAAATTTGTTTAAGTAAATCTTTTAATCCATGTTCTTTACCTTGATGGTGCAAGAAAGATACATGTCCTTTTACATATTCTGGGTAGTAAGCATACAAATAATTGATAAATATTGCGGCGGAAGTGTAGCCATCTACGTCACAATCAACTACAACTATAATATCATTATTTCCTTGAACCGTATCATGTACCTTAGTAGTTGCTTCTACTATGTAATCTAAACATCGCCAATCATTAATTTGTTCCCAACCAGCACTTAACCAAGTGTCTAAATCTTCTACCCCTCGACCGCACAATACTTGTTCTAATGCTGTTGGATATATTTCTTCAGTATATTTCTTTAATTTCAATCTATCACCACCCTATAAAACTATTCTCTCTCTAAATAAATGTTCAAATATAGCTTTAGATTTTTCAATTGGAGCCATCTTATATCCTAATAAATTTTCTTTATCAAATAAAATACTTATATTAGCTCTTGTTCTATATTTTTGATTTAATTTCTTTAATCTATCTACTACTCTGCGGCAATCATCATCATCTAATTCATGAAAATCTTTATCAAAAGCTATACAAATTTCTGTTGCACCACTATCCAATAGAAGCTGAAATTGATACTCTGATAAATTATTTCCGCAACAAGCCACCGCAATATCATTAGTCAAACCATATAAATCTATATATCTTAATACTGACTTTTCAGATTCAAAAACAATAGCAGTATTAAAGTCTTTAATAGCAGGTTTAGCTTTATTTAAACCATATAAGTTAAATGATAAAGGATGCGATCTTATCTTTCCTTGAATATATGCGGGACGATATTTACCATATTCTTCATCTTCTTTAACTAATGCTCTTTGTCTAATACCAACTAATCTATTATTTTCATCATAGTGCGGAATGATAATACTACCATTTAAAGGATTATAATGAATATCCATTAAATCACATACATCTTTAGATATTCCCTCTTTCTCCCAATTTAAATATCTAGGTTGCGGGAAATATTTTAATATATTTTTGTCTATTTCCGCAAGCTCTAACTTATTATTCTCTTTTGGAACTAACTCATCAATTTTATTATATCTTGAGAATACTTCTTTATCTTCTTCATTAACATTATAATCACTGTCTGGATCATCAATTTTCCATTGGAGGTTAAGGAAATTAACAACATAGAACACTGCTTGGTCTAAATCTATTTCCTTAACCTTACATATCAATTCAAAAATATCAAATGATTCTCCGCACTCACTAAAACAATGAAATAAACTAGTATTGATATAATAATATAATTTATGTGATGCACTTTCTATATCATCATGGTTATGACAAATAGTTTTACATGTGAAGAAACTACCATGATCAACTGGCTCCGCATTAAGGTACTCAAGTAATGTGAATATATCTTCAGATTCTATAGCTTCTTTAGTTTTTTCTATATCATACATTTATTACTTTATCACCTCAATCTTTGTTTCTTCTATTGGAATAATGTTAAAATCATAATCTGTTGCAAATAAACCATTAAATCTACATGTTGATTTATCTGCATACATCCATAAATATGCTTTATTAAATGAACCTCTGCGGTTCTTATAGATACTTAATTTGACATTAGGAATTTTACAACCAATTTCTTTAACTATAGGTTCTATTGCTTCAATATCTTCTTTAGTACTATCTAATAAAATCATACCTATGTCGATCTTGTCGCCCAAACTCTTTGCCGTGTAATTCTAATGTTTCCATTAGCACTGACTATATCTTACTTGATTAAATCAAGTACACCTGTTTCGGTTTTCAAGCGATTCGTTTCCTAAAACACTGCCACGTATCAATAGTGACCCTACTCCCCGGCATTTCAACCTCAGGGATAGTCGATAGCTCGCTTTAATTATATTTATTTTCCTTTATAAAAATCTGGATTATGAATCATTTTCCACGCTGTTCCATATCCAACATAACAAGGTTCAGATTCTATAAAATGTTTAAAACTCATTTTATCTTTAACCTTATTCCATTCTTCATTTATAATTCGACAATCTTCTTCTGTTCTTTTACTAGGGTGTGGATTATGATTAAACACTTCTGGCATTACGTGTTTCCAGGTCTTACCATGCCACATTCCACAAAAACCACTATAACTTATTTTATCTGAGTAATATTGGCTCCAAACATCTCTACTTCTTTTTCCTTCTGCATAATATTTTCTACATTGTATAACATCTTCTTCTGTCAATAAAGCTCTACCATGTTCTTCTCCAATATAAACAGTATTTTCACCTGGCATATCTCCGCCGGGTGTTTTATTATAATGTTGTCTATCTTCATAAGTATTATAATATTTAATCCAATATTGTTCTCGTTCTTTTAATTTTTCTTTAGGACATTCTTCTAAAATTTCAAAATTGAATTTATCTACTCCGTATTTCCTAATAGCTTTATATAGAACCTTGTCCTGGTCATCTTGCTTCTTGGAAGAAAAAGGTTTATTCTTATGGTCAGAAAATCTGTGTTCTATATTAACTGAAAGACCAATATAAGCATGACCAGTATCTTTTTGAGTAATTTTATAAATTCCGCAAGTCATAAATCCTCCTTCCTTTTAATTATTCTGTGTATTATATGATTAAGTGGAAAATAAATATAATTAATATGAGACGGAATCGGCATATGTTAAATTTACACTTAGCTTTTTCCGTTAGCTACTTTATAAAAGCAACCCTTACTGATAATGTAAGATAAGGTGTATTAAGGCCCAACGTTGACCTCTGAGCAAATTTTGATCAGGTATATCATCTACTTTCCAGCTACCATTAAGTTGTGTACTGGTGATAATAAATACACCAAATTGATTAGCTATATCTTTTAATTTTACTCCCATTAAAAATAATACATTATCTTCTCTTAATTTTGTACCATTAGAAATTCTAGAAATTTCTGCTAATAACTTTGCGGAAGTATGTATATAATCTAATCCTATGTAATGTATTCTATGTACCCTGATATTTCTTTTTATGCAATTTTCAATATCTTTCATACTGAAATCTGGCATTTCTTCAATATATAATGGAGAATGAGATAATACCTCTGCCGCATATTGAACTCTTTCATATTCTCCAAAATTATAAGAATTATTTAAAATATGTTCCTCATTAACTCCCGCAAGGAAAGCTAATGCCATTGTTGTTACCTCTTGGATATCTAACTCTGTAGAAATGAATAAAGCTGGTAATTTCTCACCATTATCTACCCATTCATTCTTTTCTGTATCATAAATTTTATCACATGCAAAATTGCATATATCTGCGATAAGTGTGCGAGACTTACCAACGCCCGTTGCAGCTGACCGCATATATACTTTACCTAATCTTGCACCTCTTGTAATAGTATTAATATAATTTCCATATAAAGGAACACCTATTTCTGGACTTTGTTCCAATTCTTCAAGAATATCAAAAACACTATCACCAATTAAGACTGAATCATCAGTTACATTATCTACGCAAGTTTCTCTTACAGATAAAATCTTAGTATCAATCATATCTGCAATTTCATTTAAAGTATATTTATTAAGATTATTTTCTTGACGTTCTTTTTTCTTAATGTCAAAAATATTATCCGCATCATAAAACCATGATATATCTACTCCTAAATCATTATATGTGCGGAGAAGAGTCATTTTCTTTATTCTATCATAATAATATTCAAAGTTAGATATATCTGCATTAGCCATTGCATTTACTAACCAATTTCCCCCATTGTTAGCTTTATAAGTTGCTAAACTTTCTGGTCTATTCTGCAAATAATCTTCAATAGTTTTAATATTTACATTATCTGCGCCCATTTGCCGCAAATTATATGCAGCTCCAAATGTTACCTTGTGTAAATCATTAACAAAATCTCTCTCATTAAAGAAATATTTACCACTATCATCGTCCAATAGAGAAGGTGAATTTAAGATACATCCTATTAATTGAACTGCGGCAGTTGAATCATATAATTTATTTCCTATAGTTATCACCTCCTAATTTAACTCAAACAACTTTAATTTTTTAGGCTTTTGGAATTTAGAAGGTTTTACTTGATATGTTTTTTCTTCTGTCTTTAATACTTCTTTAATATCTACATTTTTATATCTTTCATTATTTTTATTTTTTCTATCCCAATATTCTAATGCTTCTCCATATACCCATTCTACAATTCCTATACCACCATTGGCATCTTTAGCATTATTACCTTTTTCATCATACCAATAATCTAATGTGCGGAGGATGCCCACTTCAGTTTTACCAGATTTAACTAATGCTTGAATCTGTCTATCAATTTTAGTTTTATTATATGTAGCACCGCATAATATTCTCATTTTAGAATGAATCATATCAATAATAATTCTATTACTTTGTTGAGCATCTGCACAACTTTTATGAGCATATCTATTTTTAATTGCTACATAATTTCCTTCTACCCTAGTAAACATCTCTCCGCAATAATAACATTTTACAGGTTGTTGTCTACTCATTTCTATCCAGCTTCTTAAAAATCAATCTTTCTGGTAAAAAATCTTTGCAGATATATATTGATGCAAAACTTACACCCTTTTGCATAATAGTTAGCTCTTTATTTTGATAAAAATTAATTCTTTTATCAAAAATTAACAATTCACAATCTTTAATATAATCAAATCTTTTTTGTCCTTGTACAGATGGAAGAGGAAGTAACATTGCATAAGGTTTATTTAATTCATATAACCTCTTTAATACTTTATCCTTCTTACTAAAAGGTGGATTAGAGATTATAATATCATATTCTTGCGGTTCATATTCAAAAAAATCTTGTCCATCAAAAATATGAGAATGAATTACTTTATAACCACTTTCCCGCAATACTTGTACATACCTACTATCCTCTTGGTCGAATGGACACCAAATAATTTTATCCTTAGGTATATATTCCAAAAGAGGTAAAATTGCATAATCAGGTGTAAACATTTCATCACCACTTGCGGTGGTATCTGCTTTTAAATATCCTACATTTAACCCCATTCACATCCTTTCTGTAGACATTTTTCATATATTTATATTATATCATAAATAAGAAGTAACTGTCAATACAAAAAAAGGACAGTTTACTTAAAAACTGTCCTTTAAAATAATATTAAATTCCATCTGCTACAGCGTCTTTAAGGTCTGCTACAATTAAGTCTAATACTTCTGCTTGATCAGCTGTCATATCGCTTACTTTCTTTCCTTTACCATAGTCTTTATCAATAATACTTGTGATGATTCCTGCCCACTTGGTAGCAAATTCTGAACCTGATGCTTGTTGAATTTGTTTAACTAAAGTATTAAATTCTTCCATTAAAACATTAAAATCATAAGTTGGAATTACTTCCCTAATAATTTTTTCATCGGTTACGTATTGCCCATTATGCTCTTTTGCTTGTTTGTCAATAGCATCTCCAATAGCATTAACAAGATTGTCATATGTAAATTCAATACTATTCGGGGTGAATTTAAACCTGCTCCCCGCAGTGAACCTAGGAGTTCCACGCATATACAGAACAGTATGAACTGTACCATCTTCTGATTGTTCAGGATGTGCATAGCCAATAATATCACACGCCCTATCCACAATTAAACGTGGACGATTGGCTAATGTTGGAACAATTTGATTATATTCCGCACCAGTTTCATCTTTGAAAGTTTTATCTTGTGAATGACTAATCATTACAAGACCATATCCCATTTGCGGAATAGCACGAATGGCTTCATCAAACTCTTTACTCGCCATCGCCCAACCTTGACCATATGGAATTTCAGAAATTGTGCTTACTCCATTTTGAGAGCAAACATACTTTTCACATAAATCATAAGCAATATCTCAATTTGTTATCTTATAGGCTTTTTATCCTATAATTCTTACACTTCTTATTTTGCGTAAGTTCAGCATATCTTTTCTTCCTCTTGGGAAGTGCGGACTCGTGGAGAAATTATATTCTGATAAACAGGTTCATTCTCTATGCGTTGCGCGTGTTATAATTTTTACGATATAACTTCCGCTCTGATTCCCATCACAGGGTTCCAAGTTTTTTCCGCAATTTTCTTAAAATGTTACCACTTTAAGCCGCAGATTTTACGGTATCCATAACAATGTTGCTATATATCTCATGTGCTTTTTCATCTTTTAATTGTTTTATAACCTTTTTAAAGTCAGACCAACTATTAATGGGAGTTGCCATAACACCTGGGATTGCTAAATAACCAGTCTCAAATGCAAGAAGCAAAGCCTTGTCAAACTTGGAGGCAGTGGATGTTTTGCCGGTTTTCAATTATGTTACCGCAAAGGCTTTTTATCCTTTGCTTCTTACGGTTTCCCGCAAGTTCAGCATATCTTTTCTCACTTATCTAAGCAAGTGTAGTCTCGTGGGAATTTATTTCATTTTATCTATTATTTCTTTAAAATGATTCTTTTTTCTTGCTAAAAATAAAGTACTAGGCGTACTATAAAGAATATTATAAATTTGTTTAGTTGCATTAGTGCTATATTGAATACAATATAATATATGATTATCTTTACGATGTTGTTCTTGAATATTTACCTTTTTAATGCCATATGATTCCAAAACATCAAGAATAAATTCAAGTATTGCAGGTGTAGCACTACACACTTGCCATCGTAAAGCTGTATATTTTTTCTTACCATTTACATTAATAAAATTAACGCTTCCATCTCCGTCAAAATAACCTCTTATATAATCTAAATAATATTTAGAATCAAGTTTATAAGGAGGTTTTAAAACAAAAGTTTTTTTAGGAACAATAGAATATTCAGACAATTTGTCTTTATGTCTTTTACAAGTCCATGCTAATTCGCAGTAATCTAATCCTTGCCTAGAGGTAAAAACTCTAATCTTGTTTTCTATTTCAATTTCTTTTTTGATTCGCTCAAGAATTTCAATATCCACAGCTGATAATCCGATGCTAATTGTATTGTCTCTTTTACTTACATTTCCATCTGCCGCGAGAAATCCTAATATCCAAGCCATATTATAAGATTCAATATCAAAATAATTTTCATTTTTATGTAAAGCTCTATTTTGATTAGAAGCTATTGCGGCTTCAGAATATGTTCTTTTAATAATATTATTATCTTTTAATATTTTATTAAAAGTATTTAAGGAACACTTAGCTTGTTTTTGACAAAATTTAATACCTCTTCTTTTTTCGACATACCAGTATAAGACTTTTTGCTCTTGTTCTTTTGTATATGGAGTTGGCTTATTTCCTCTGTCGAATTTTTTTACTATTTGTTTAGCCTCTTTAGCATTTCTAATATGAATATTATTTTTAGTTAAAATATCTTTTACCTTTTTATAATGAATATTATTAGCTTTGGCCGTATTTTGTTGAGACATTCCTTTATTAACATAATCATTAATTACTTTTTTTTCTAGGTCCTCCATCTAGACAACCACTCCTTGATAAAATGTTTAATATTCCTATGCGTTGCGCGTGGTAATGCTTTTAAACAAAACCTTCCGCTCTGATTCCCATATTTATTAAAAACTTAGGGTTCCAGTTTTTTACTACAATTTAGATAGTCCTTACGACTAAATGCCCAAAACTTTAGGCTCACCATAAAACAAAACTGTATAGCCAGAAAGATCACGGCTAACTTCATGTGGTTTAATATTAAAAATATCAATTGCCATATATAAATTCCTTTCTAATATAAATTTTATCTTAATCTATAGACAGCCACTTACGCAGCTGTCTATTCTATCTTTCTATATTAAAAAGCAAATCCATCATCACCAAATGGAACTTCCGCACTAGAAGCAGGAGTTACATTTGTAACACCTTGAGATTGACGCTCTTCATAACGTTTCTTGACATCTGCAAGATGTTCTTCACGATCCGCAAGTAATTTTTGAAGTTCGTCTTTTGTAATGGCAGAAACGCCTTTTACCGTCATAGTTGGAACACTATCTCCATCTTCTTCAAAAGCCTCTCCCTTGCTAGCACTACATACTTCCCAAGAGGTGAAAGTTTTTTCTGTTGTTGTTACTGCTGGAACACCAAAAGCCAAATCTTCATTAGACTCCTTTTGTGTCACAATAGTATTAGTTTTTACTTTACCCCAAATATGAACTAATTTAGGTTCATTTTGAGTAATTTCCATATCTTCAAATGCCTTAATTCCAGCGGGACTGGTGACAGAGAAAGATGTAGGAACTAATTCATTGCGGTAATTGAACACATAACCTTTAAGTTCATAATAATCATCACCATCTTCTACTTCATGGAACATTGCAGTGTTAGCTAAAAACTCTGCTTCAAATTCTGCTGGTTTAGTGATATTTTGTCCATTATGACGATTGCAGAAACTACCGCCAAGACGACGAATACTTACCATTTCACCATTACGATTAACCCAATCATTAACTTCAATATTACCACTAATACGCACTTTTATAGCATCTCTACCATCTGTTTGATATGTTTTGCCAGATTGAATAATTTCTTGCAAAAGTTTATAAGTATCAGCTTTAATACCACTATCAGCTACATAACCAAAATAAACTTTTACTACATTTGTACCATCTTCAGAAGTTGCTACGCTCAATTCTCCACTAATGTAATTATCGCCAGTCTTAGCTGATGTGCGCTCTCGTAGATTATGGTCAAAAACATAGCCTTGAACTTCTGCTTTGTTAATCCACTTGTTTTTCACTTTTTCTCCTTTTATATCTTTT